AATCTTTGTTAATAGCGCGTGTAACAATATCGCCTGCCTCGCCATCCCTGACCATGTCGGCAAAAAACTGTTTTGCGTCGCGCTCTAACTTGTAAGCAAATTTGCTTAATACCCTTTTCGGTTCTATCGTGAAGGTGACAGCAAATTTGACCTTCTTATGGCCGTCGTAGGTAATGCTAGTCGTTTCTAAATGTATTATATGTTGCATTGCTATACTCCTAAGTGGTTGATTTTATAACGCTATTCCAACTTAGTATGGTTTCAATATTATCTACAATATCGTTAAATTCATTTTGTTTTTCTTCAGTCATTACTTCGTCACCGTTACTATTCTCTATCCAAACATTATCTAAAGAACTATATTCTAAACAAAACATAGCTAACTCAGAATATAATTCTACATACTTTTCAGAAGGAAGTTCCATAGTTATTCTCCAGTTAAATAAGTGTAATGCACTTCACTTACATGATCACCACTATTCCAAACATCATAACGTGAAGCTATCATATTGCACCAAGTATCCCAAAGACGTTGAGTACCAATGCTATGGCAAACATTTATATAATTCTCAAGTTTTACACGATTACTATTCAAACCACGTTTACCTTTTACTTTCTTGTTATAATCTAAAGTAGTGGGGTTGATGTTATAATGTTTAATATTATGAGAGTCCATACAACCAACCAGACCTGCTGTAAGCTGACAAACAAAACCTGCTTTAGATATATTTAAACCAGGGATCTTTAGAAAAAGCTGCATTAAGTTAAATGCTTTGATGTTAGAAGTTGTAGAATCGTTAATGATTGTTAACATTGAAGCATGAAGATAATGTTTATTGACTTCAGAATATTGATAAGTATCTAACTTCATTTTCCAATTAAAGAATCGACTAGTAGAACCATTAAGTAATACATCTTGAATCATAATGCCAACCTTATGCCAAGGTTGTTTTATAGATAACGATACCATTAAAATAACAAGCACTAAGTTATCTGGATTAGATTGAGCAAACTGCTGACAGTTTTTAGCATGAGTGTTATACATATTAAAATCCTCTGTAACTTTCGTCTGAAATTTCTATAGTTAAATGAAAGAAAGTAATACCGCAATCTCCAGTATATTGCCACGTATTAAAACAACGAAACATAATGTCTGTGTTTATAAAAATGTCTACATAAAACTTATTAAACAACAACATAATCAAACCTCCTTATCATAAAAGTAAACACGTAAATGAGTAGATTTATTTAACGGAGCACCATAAGTATATAGCCTCCAATTCTCACCTTTAATTAAACCTTGCCCCCTAACTCTCATAGTATATCGCTCACTATTAAGAAACTCTTTTAATATTTTAATTAACAATCTACCTTTAAAGTTATTAGGTATTTTGCTAAAAACATACTTAGGACTATTCATAATACTATTCCTCAATTAATTAATATAAAGATACAGCAGGTTTAAGCCGTCAAGTTATTGATCAAATAACCTCACCAAATTTATTGGAGCGCCTTTGCAGGGTGCTGTACTTAAACTTTTCAAGTATGGTTAACTTTATCTGTATCTTTATATTAATTAATTTAATAAAGCGTACTCAACTTTAATATAATTTTATAATGATGGCTCCATTTATTATACATAGCCATTACCTCTATAGTATTCATAGGCCGATCATTAGGCCATTGAACTCCAAAGCCTGTAAACTTAGATACAAGTTCTATAACATACATAATAATTAACCCTTTGTTTAAAGAAAATTCCTTGTCGCCCTGTCGAGGTACACATTGCTACAGGCCCCGCAAAATGTCTAGAAAAAAGAGTGACCGAAATCGACGATCTGGTTTTTCCCTCACAAAATCAACAACTTGCAAGTATCAGATGTAGTTGACAAAGCCTAACAACATTCTTTTAAAAGGGTGCCATTTACCTCAATGTATAAAGGAACCCAGGCTTTATGCAAATGCCTTTGACTCTTGCTGCCTATGACCTTAACGTATAAAGGAACTCAGGCTTTATGTAAACCCCATAAAGCAAAGCTCTATAGTGTCAATATGCTATAGAATACTTATAGGTTAGTGACACCATAGCAATAATGGGCCGGTAGTTGCGTGGCGAAAGGTAGGGACTGCGAGAGTAGCGTTCCGAATAGCCGTTAAATACCCTTTAAAGCTTATTTAACAGGGTTTAGGAGGTTAGGTGGTGCTACCCTACTGGGTCAATAGGATAGAAGCTTAGAAAGGGTTTAAGGTTTTTAACGGGCGAAAAAAAACGCGCCGATTAAAGCGCGTAATTTTAGGGAGTGGTAAGTTTATTTTACAGAAATAATCGTATTATTTTTTAAAACTATTTGTGCAAAAAATTCTCTCTTATGGCCTGTGATGTGGGGACGATTAGAAGCGTAGACAACGCCAGTGTTGCGGTATTCGGATTGAGTGATTGAGTGATCTTGAAAGCGCAATTGATTACCGATATTTTCTTTCAATACTTTTTTAGATGGGTAGTTTATTACTAGTGACATGATTATTTTTCCTTTAAAAAAAACGCGCCGATTAAAGCGCGTTATGGTGGGTGGGTGGTTTATTTTTTAAGAGCGGCTAGTTGTTTCTCTAAATCCGCGATACGCGCCGCATCTGATTTATGCTGAACTTCACTGGCAGATGGCTTATAAGAATCCTGAACAATTTTGAAACGAGCTTTTAACGCTTTGTAATGTTCGGGTTTTACATGATCTTTATTTGAGAAATTCAAAGTATCGTCGATACCGCGCTGATATTCTGAGCGAGTCAGAAAGTTAACAGTGTTATAGGCGCGATCTATTTGTAGATATTGAGTAGTGACTTTTTTAGCTAATCCTATATCTGAAGTATCAATTTTTAAAGCTTTTATAATCGCGGGCATTAAACGCTGTGCCGCGATAAATGATCCTTTGCCGGCTTGTGCCGCACTAATCGCAAGATCCTTATTTGCTTCAGACAGATTAAGTTTACGAAAATTTGCTAATTGTACTGCGCTATAGATTGTCGCCATGATAATATTCCTTAAAAGTAAGTGATTTTAGTGGGTGATTCTTGACCACCTGCGACCACAGTACGGGCTAAAATTCACAGTGTCTAGTTAATTTTAAATTATTTTTTAAATCTAAACGGAACGCCGCGACATTGGAGGTTAATTTATAGGTTCTAGATTTATATAGCTTTAGAGTCTAAAGGGTTTAATCTTCATAAGCTTTACAGGCTATATAGGCGACGTAAACTAGATGAAACGCCTATAAAGGCTATGTAGCCTATAAGAGAACGCTTAATACAGCGCCTATAAAGGCTATAAAGCCTATAAAGAGGCCGCTGACTAGGCGGGGCAGGTCGCCAGACCCCCTCCCCCCCATATATACTAAATGCTATACATTTTTACAGGCTTTAGATGTAAACTAGATCGCCGCAACTCTATAAAGCCTGTATAGCATTTCACCCAATAGCATTTCACCCAATAGCATTTCACCTGTAAAGGAAAATAAAAAAGATCATCACTACCTTTGTAAGTGAAAGGGGATTATACCGGCTATATAATATATACCTGCAAACCCGGCAGACTTAATAGTTATTATACACATTATATTTAGTTTTGTCAAGCTATTTCTAAAATAAAACTTGACAAAACTGTAAACTAGGTGTATAATAGAGCATATGAACAGTAAAAAACTAACAGAAAAACAAGAGTCTTTCCTCACTAATCTAGTTTCTTGTGAAGGAGACTCTCGTAAAGCCGCAGAACTTGCAGGATATTCCGCAGGTAGTTATCCCTCAGTCGTTAAAGCTTTAAAAACTGAGATACTAGACATGGCTGAAAACATCCTGGCTCAAAGCGCACCTAAAGCCGCTTTAAAGCTAGTTAGCATTATGGATAGTTCAGACCCAATACCTCAAGCTAACATCCGAATACAAGCCGCACAGACCATTTTAGATCGTGTAGGGCTAGGTAAGTCAGATAGACTTGATGTTAGTGTTAGTTCGGGTGGTGGTTTGTTTATACTCCCGGCAAAACAAGAAACTATTGTTGAAGGTTCTTATGAGGAGGTCTAGTAGTGTTATACCTTTTGGGTATAAATTAAATTTAGAAGATCCTTCTACTCTTCTTGAAGTACCAAAAGAATTAGAAGCTCTTAATAAAATTATACCAATGATTAATCAAAAAACATTAAGCCTTAGAGAAGGAAGTGCTTGGATAGAATATGAAACAGGCCGACCTCTTTCACATATGGGTCTTAAAAAGATAGCGGAAAAATATGCAGCTTGATTGGGAAATAAACCCTGACAACTATCAAAAAGACGACGACGGAAATTTTAAATTAAAAGTTAATGGAACTCCTCGTAAAAAAGTAGGTAGAGCTAAAGGATCTTCAGGTAGAGGTTACACACATCACTCTGAAACAAAGGCTAAAATAACCGCTAGGAAAACAGTCAAGGAAAAAACAAAAAGATTAAAGACTGCTCAATCTAAAGTAGATAAATATAAAAAAGCTATAACTACAACTAAAAAAACTTTAGATAAACTAGAAAGTAAAGGACAGTCCAAGGAAGGACTTGTTCTTACGGAAGAACTTTTAAAAGAACTGCCGCCACAGTTAGCAGAAGAAATACAAGAAGATGTAATTTTTAAAGCTAACGAAGGCCCACAAGAAAGTTTTCTTGCAGCAGGGGAAACAGACGTTCTGTACGGTGGTTCAGCAGGGGGTGGTAAGTCTTACGCTATGCTCGTAGATCCTCTTAGATACGCGCACAGGGCTGCTCACAGGGCTTTAATACTAAGACGCTCTATGCCAGAACTAAGAGAGCTTATAGATAAGAGCAGAGAGTTATACCCAAAGGCGTTCCCTGGCTGTAAGTATAGAGAAGTAGAAAAGCTTTGGAACTTTCCAAGCGGAGCAAAGATAGAGTTTGGGTTTCTTGAAAGAGATGCAGATGTTTACCGCTATCAAGGACAGGCGTACAGTTGGATTGGGTTTGATGAAATTACTCACTTACCTACTGAGTTTAGTTGGAACTACTTAGCATCACGACTAAGAACAACCGATTCAAATATTGTCCCGTATATGAGATGTACTGCTAACCCCGGAGGTGTCGGGGCTAACTGGGTAAAGAAAAGATACATTAATCCTTGTGAGCCTAATGATTCTTTTATTGGTAAAGATGGTTTAAGCAGAAAGTTTATACCAGCCCGACTACAAGACAACCCGTACTTAGCCAGAGATGGTAGGTACGAAAAGATGTTAAATGCTCTGCCTCCTACACAGCGCAAGCAACTGTTAGAGGGAAATTGGGATGTTGCAGAAGGTGCAGCATTCACAGAGTTTACATTTGAAGAACACGTAATTACTCCTTTTGAAATACCTATAAACTGGGAACGCTTAAAAGGAATTGATTATGGATATGCTTCCGAAAGTGCTTGTGTGTGGGGAGCAGTTGACAGAAACGATGGGAC